GCTTCCTCAAAGCTATATCCATCAAGCGTAAAAGCCAAAAAGATGACAAACGCCGTCAAGATCGTATTGAACGCCGAGGTCTCTGGACTGCCAGATCCCCTAGCGAATTGCGAGTTATAGCGGACGCCAAACCTAGTAGCACAACGCAACCAAGTCTGACGCCGCATAAGCTCATCAATACGCGCGTGGAGTTTGGGGGAGAATAGAGCGTGCATGAGCACCGTCTCCAAATGCCTCGCGACTTCCGAGATCCTACCATCCATCCGACTAAAGTCCGTTTCAGCAAGAGCCTCCAAAAGACTAGCAATACTAGCCACACGCTCAGCCACCTCTCGAGGCTTCATACCGCTAATGTACCATGATAACTTCTTCAGCTTCTCAGCAACTGCATAAATGAGTTGCGAGTAAGCTTTCTTATCACTGCCATCGATCTGCGTAATCATACGCGGATCGCCTACATTAGTCTCGGCTTGACGCTTCATAAAAGATGAGGCAACCCCGGGCAAACTCTCATAGTTCGCACGCTCCAGGATCGCCCGCTGAGTGGGCCGGTTTTGCCGCTCATAGACCTCTTCCTCATCCACGGGAACCAGGACTTCATCAGCAATAAAGCTAACGAAGGCCCTGATAGCCTTGTCGAGTTTAGGTGTGACCACAGTCTGCGTTCGCACTTCCTCAATACGTTTCTTCACTGACCTCTTATCGTTGGATTTACTCATGTCGGGTGCAAACCCTCCATCAACCAACGGTGGCATAAAAGAACGCATCGAAGCTTGCGCATCTGGATCATAATCGGCCAACTTCGGCAGGAATTGGTACGACCGCACCCCATGTTTTGTGTCGAATACAAGGGAATCCCCCGGTTTCTTCACATCACGATGGTAAGCAGTCATCACTTCCGCTCCAAATTCATCCGCGTGCGAGTTATTCGCCATCGTTGACTTTACCATAGCAACCGAAAGCTTGTCTTTTACAAGACTTGCCTTGATGGCAACTTCCTCGTCAACGCGTTTAGAAACGCGCGAACAAGAGAAATCACCAACACGTGCGGTCGATATGACTAGGTCATCCGGTGTTTTGATTTGGAGGCGAACGAAATTTCCAATTACAGGATTAAGTCGGACCAATGGAGGTCCTTCTATCATCTTGTCAGCCAGATAAGCATTACCAAAAGGAAGTATCTGGTGCCAACGACGAGTTGGCGCCAACAATACCACCTGGTGGTCTGCATCAACATTACGACGTTCAACCTTATAAAAGGCT